GATCGAGTTCAGGCTTTCCATTATTTAAGAAGAAGGGAGATCCTTTAGCAATATTTGACGCAGTCAAATTTGTAAAAGACTTTCTAAATTCTGACGGTAATAGCGATATGCTATTAACTCAACCAACTGCTATGTTTCATAGATATCAGACAAAGTTCAATGTTAAAGAACCTGATACTATAATCAAGAAATCAAGGCAAATATGGGGAATAAGCTTTAGAATCTCTGTTTTAGAAGGTTACTTCTTTAGAGATTTGATTAATAAAGTTACAAATTTTGTTGGCAATCATCCATGCCCACATACTACATATGGAAGAAATTTACCTCAAGTATCTGATGATATTATAAAAAGATTTAAGGAATGCGGGTTTGATCTACTGTCACTAGATTTAACTAAATTTGATTCATCAATTCCATCTTATTTCTGGTCTCTCTTCTTTTCTGTTATTTATAACTCTGTTTCCATAGATATCAAGCACAGAGAACATTTTAAATCATTATTTAAATTTTACAATTATACTCCTTTTGTTTATGGATCTCCAAAGATTCAATTTCAAATGAGAGGTAATCCCTCTGGTTTACTTATCACATCATTATTCAATACTTTCGTCAATCTAACTGTAATGAACTATGCTCATATTGAATATACTCATGGCAAAATGTCAGCTTTTGGCTTAGTTAATGTTCTTGGTGATGATAATCTAACACAATTGAGAATACTAAGTTCAAGATATATATTTGGCGTTTACAAAAGATTTACAATGACTGTAAACACTAAGAAAACAGTTGAAACAAAATCTGGCGAGCCATTTTCATATATTGGTTACAATTGGGATTATCTTAATAGACCAACACAATCATTAAGTTGGTACATATCTCACTTTTGTTTACCTTCTAGTTTCTATGTGAATCAGGAAATACCAATTTCACTGTTAATGACATACAGGGCAATATCAATAGCTTATCCTTTACATGATGGCTTTACTGCTTTTATGGAATTAATAGGTTTCGACGACCCAGTCTTTAAATCAATGTATGATTTATATTTACAAGGTGGTAAAGTTAATTTTAATTATATTACGTCAGATAGACGTGTTGGTAACCTTACTGTACCTTTTGAATCATTTATTGAAAATGATTGGAGGCGAAATTCGAAATTAGTTTCTCCTGATAATCCTGAACCTG